CTTGGTATTTCTGCGTGTAAATAACAGTAAGGTGAAAGAGAATAATAGTTCCAAGCGAACAAGAGAAGGAAGACCTCCCAAAACCCGTTCTGCCAGAAACAAGGAAAAGCAAGATATGGTTAAGGAATTAGAGGAATCTTTAAATGACCCATTCAAGGTTGCCAACCCCATAAAAAAACTAATTAAAATCAAGCAATTCCCTTGGACCGAGCGGCAAAAGGAGTTTTTTCGGGTTGCATTGCATCCTGGTACAAACGTAGTTTTCGTTACTGGTCCAGCGGGGTCAGCAAAGACCCTGCTATCTGTTTATTGTGCCCTTCAGCTTCTAAACATGAAAGCTATCGAGGATATTATGTATCTTCGTTCAGCTGTAGAAAGTAGCGCACATAGCTTAGGCTTCTTGCCGGGCAGCGCAGAAGATAAACTAAGATTCTATAATTTGCCATTCCTAGACAAGCTAGACGAACTCCTACTGAATACTCGGGCGGAAAAACTAGAAGAAGAGAAGCGCATCAGCATGTTTCCTGTAAACTTTGCAAGAGGAATGAACTGGGCAGGGAAATGCATTATTCTGGACGAGGCACAGAACTCGACGGTAAAAGAGATAACAACCGTACTAACGAGACTCGGGCGCGGTTCCAAGTGTTTTGTTTTAGCAGACCCAATGCAGACTGACCTCAAATCACATCACCTCTCTGGGGGCTTTGAGTCACTCTCTGAGACGTTTAACGACGAAGAGAGTCTACAGATGGGGGTCCACCACTTCGCGTTCACAGAGGACGATATTATGCGATCTGAATTAGTTAAATTCTTAATCAAAAAACTAAGAAGCATTGAGTAAGGTGAAAAACGCAAATTATATCGGTGGTAAATGGAGAATCACACCAAAGGCTAGAGAGAGCCAAGGCTACGAGTACAAAGACGGGGATTGGTATCCCAAAAAAGAAAAAGAAGAAACACAAAAATTATTTAAACCCCTGACCCGAAAGAAGAAAAACATGTGTGGATCATTTCCGTTGCAAACAATCAAAAACGGACTCGCGATGGCGGGTATTTACATTTTCTCAAGTGTCCTTGGTGTTAGTTTGGCTTTTAACATTTTTCTCTATATGCACATGAGGGACTTGGAGCAACAGAACCTCCAACTTCTCGAAGTGACAGGTGAGAGTGTAATAGGTAAGTGATATGGATATTGAAACTATTATAGCTTATTTTCTTCTTTTTTGTTCTGCCGCTGTTTCTGTGGGGGGGTTAATGTGGTATGTGTGGAGGGATAAACGATGAGTACGCCTATAGATATAAACGAAGATTCTCAGGTCAAATTAGATATAAAATCTTTAGTTGCCATTATAATAGGTATACTAGCCATCGCTGGAGTATGGTTTACCCTGACAGCCCAACTCTCACAACTACAATTAGATGTAGTCCGAATGCAAGACGCGGTTGGAATGAATAGCGAGTTTAGAGTTAAGTGGCCGAGAGGAGAGCTGGGAGCCCTTCCAGATGATGCCAAGCAAGATTTACGAATAGAATACCTTCAGAAAGACTTGGAAGAACTAAAAGCCCAGCTTAAAAAGCTTAGAGAGATTTGTAGCGAGAAGGGGTTCGAGGGAAAATTTTAGCACAAGGGGGATGCTCGGGTGGAAAAATAGGGTGGCTCCTTACGGGGCCACCCCTTTTGGTTGGGTGCGTTAAGGGGGACCTTAATCAGCAGCATCAACAGGTTCCATATTCAGCACTCTGTCGTTGCGAAACGAGCGGATACCTTTACCGAAGCTGTACGCTACAAATCCTACCTTCTCTCCATCTTTTCTCATGGATTCGAAAGGCGCACTAATATTGTAGTCCTTTATTTTGCCTTTGGCGTTTTGGTACTTTAGTTTGTATTGTGTGTCAACAGGGTCTTTCATATTACAAATGAGTATACATCAATTGCGTCTTGAAGTCAAGAACTAATCGACCCTTTCAACCTCATCGAAATACTCCAGAAAGCCCTCTTCTTTGAGGTAAAGGGAGATATTCGTAGCTTTTTGTACATCAAACGAGCTATCATCCTGTCTATTGGGAAAAACTAGCTCTTTTTTGAAGTAGTCAATAATCACGTCTTCTCCATTTACAGTTATAGGTAGGAACATTGTTTTTTCTTTTTTCATCTACAAAGAGTATAGCAGAAATCCGTCGAAAAGTCAAGCCTAATCGATATCGAAACGTTGTCTCATGCCCCGCTTAAAGCTCTCGAAGTTAAAAACGCTAAGTTTCTGACCTCTTAAAAAACACACCCACTCCATGCCGGGGTCCTTGAAGTAGTCGTCCGCCTCCAAGAGTATCTCTGGTGTTAATTTGGCGGTAATAAAGTCAATGGAATAGGTGTTTGGGCTTTGTGCGGGCGGCTCAAACATTCTTGTCGCGTGGTTTCCTAATATGTCATCCTTGTTTTCGTATCGAAGTTTGTTGAACAAGATGACCACATCTTCTGTTTGATAGGCGATGCCCTTGTATTTTATAAACAGACTAATAAAGTAATTTTTTTGGCTCCCCTCCCTGAGAACCCAAGGACTATCAGGCTGGTTAGCGAGCAGCAAGTCCTGACACTTTTGAAAGAACTGGATTTTCCCTTCTTTGTCTAACTCGTCGAATCGTGTTAAGTGTGGCATATTTTATTTTAAGTTTAATTTATCTTTAGCGAAAGATATATTTTGATATAGTCGAGGTAGTTGGTCTTTTGGGAATTTCGAGTTTTTTAGCAATTTCTGACAAATATCATAAGATTCGCGGTAATGCCCAGCCCAATAAGCCGCGATAGCAAACTCGTCCATCATTGCGTAATCGTAAATCCACAACTCAGCAAACAAAAAATCATCATTAAATGTCTTTTCGATTCCTTCCTTACCCAAGATATACCCTAGTTGGTTTCTGTCATGTGTTCGACAATATTTAACAGCACCGTAAAGACCTTCGACTCTATTAGGGTTGCACTCTTGAGCTTTAAGGAAGGTGGAGATGATAGACTCCTCTGAATGATTTAATTGTTCTTTTAATTGAGCAGCCTTAAAGTAAGACATGTACCTTTCTTCTTCCCAGAACCCCATCTCAACACGTTCGAAGTAACGCTCTAGGGCAAAATAAGGATTCTCTGCGTCTCTGTAGCTGTTCGCGAGGTAAAAGGTGTATCTGGCGCGTAAAAACTTATCTTTTTCTGTAGCTAGGGCATCTTCCAGAAGCTTTGCATCCTTTTGGAACTTTCTGGGGTCCTTGTTGCGGCAACTGTCTTGGATGGGAGTGTTCCAGAATTCGGTCTCATGGTTTACCTCTACACTGGAAGAACCGGGCGGTGATTCCAGATACTCATGAACAGGTGCTTTGTATTTGAAGTCCTTATGGTTCGAAGTCAAAGTCGGGCGGTAATAAAATGCATTCGTAGTTTTTGTTGGTATTAAGTAGTAATCTTTATTAAGGGAGCATTTAAAATTTACAGCATTAAAATCTTTATTAAAATTTAATATTTCATCTGCATCAATCATTAGAGAATAGTCGCAACCCATTTCCCGCGACTTTTCCAACGCAGTCGTCCTGTTGTGAGCGAAGTTCACCCATGGTTCCTCAAAGACCTCGCCTTCAATATTTTCCTTTTTAAGGAAATTGTTAATTATTTCTATTGTATTATCACTACTACCAGTATCGACAATGAGAACTTTATCTATAAGAGGTTTAACGCTATAAAGGCAACGCTCAATAATGTGAGCCTCATCCTTAACAATCATACATAGATTTATGCTTTTTTGTTGCATATTTAATATAGTACTCGCTCCTTATCAAAGACTTTTACCGTAGCTTCGTAAACCATGTCAACCGTTATCTTAGCCATACATTCATGTTTCGGGTTTTCGTAGCTTTGTCCCGCTGGGTGTGGGCACACTCCTCTAGACATTTGTGAAATGTTAGGGTCTTCCCTAAAGCAGGGCTGACACGGCATCTCAAGGGAAATGTTTGTGTTGTGGCGGTAGCCCGAAGCATCATATTGAGTTGATCCGAAGAGAATGACACAATTTTTTTTCCCTAGCCCTTGCCATGTAATATTAGATGTGTGATTAAATACCGAGTCCAACCCAAGGTGAGCCTCCCCCCAGACTTGAGCAGCTAGGTTATCATCAAAAGATTGACCGAGGAAGCTACCGTCAATATTTACTAGTGGTGGATCGTTAGGTCCACCAATTTGATAAATTCCTAGTTCGGATTTTTCCATCTTTATTTTATCCACCAAGCTTTGCCACCCCCACCACTCCTTGTAAACGGACCAGCCAGTTTTAGTCTGAATGGTGATGTACGGCCTTATCATTCCCGCGTGGTGAGGGGGGAGTTGGAGAAGTAAGTCATCAAAACAATCCTTTACGCCCAACTCATCCGCAAAGTAATCGACAAGATGCTTTCTCATTTTTACCTCGGGATACCCCTCGTTAAGTGGGTAGCCAACACAGTTCACGATCCTGTCATAATTATTGGCGTGTAGCCGCAGATCATCAGAGTCGTATACCCCGTTAACCAACTCATTGTTCCTCAAGAATTCTCCCAAGATTTCCTTAATCGATGGGTGACAAAATAAATCGACCCTATCGTGCTGCTCCCTCAGTTTGGGGAGACAGTTCGAGATCATTATTATGTCGCCTATAGCACCGGGCCTATTAATGGCTATTCTGCTCATTTCTTTTTCTTTTTAACTTTCAAGTACCTGTCAACATACTTCATTGTTTTGTAAGCTTTATCGTTGATTTCCCGGGCTGCTTCG